CAGCAGCGGCATCCCGCAGGAGAACGCGCTCACCGTACTCGAGCAAGCGACGAAGGCCGCGATTGCTGGATTGACCGACGTCAAGACGGCGGCGAGCGTCGGCGTCGCGGTGCTCAACGGCTACGGTCTCGAGGTGACGCAACTCGGTCACGTCTACGACGTCTTGTTCCAGACGGTGAAGGACGGCGTCATCACCTTCCCCGAGCTAGCCAAGAATATTGGAACGATCATCCCGGCGGCGCGGGCCGCCAAAATCCCGCTCGAGGAGTTGGGCGCCGCCTTCGTTGTCCTGACGCGCCAAGGCTTCGACGCCCCGGAGGCAGCGACGGCGATCAACCGGGCGATCGTGGACCTGTCGGCGCCGGCGCCGGAAGCCGCGCAACGGTTGAATGATCTCGGGATCGCGGTCAACGGCCTGACTGGGACCATTGAACAGCTCGCCTCGCGCAACTTCAACCTGTCGCAGATAGCGCAGATTGTCCCCGACGTGCGCGCTCAGCGGGCGGTCCTGGCGCTCATCAGCAATTTCAAGTTGCTGCGCGACGAGCTCGGGGCGATGAACGCGGCCGCCGGGCAGACGCAGGCGGCTTACCTCAAACTCGCCAACACGCCGCAGCAACAGGTCGCGAAGTTCAACGCAGCGGTCAAGGATCTGTCGATCTCGATCGGCGAATTCGTGACCGGCAGCGGCGGGCTTGTTACCTCGCTCACCGGCATGGTCAACGCCTTCAACGCGCTTTCGCCGGCGACTAAGACCGCGGTGCTGCAATTCTCCGCGGTCGCGGCTGGCGGCGCGGCGATCGTCCTGATCGCTCGGCAACTCATCATCCCGCTGAACCTGCTCGCTGGCGCATTGTTCCAAGTTGGCGCTGGGGGCAGCGCTGCCGCAACGGGACTCACCGCAGCCGGCGTCGCGATGAACGGGCTCAAGCTCGCCGCTGCCGGATTCCTCGGCTTCAAGCTCGGCGAGCAACTCTCGGAGAACTTCGCGATATTCCGTGTGATCGGGGATCTAGTCGGGACGTCGGCTGCCGCGGTCGTCAATTTCAGCGACTTCGCGATGGCCAAGTTGTTCGCCGCGTTGACCGGCAACAAGAAAGCCTCCGACGACGCGACCGCCGCATTCCAGCGCAACCGGGCCGTCATCGCCGACCAGTGGGGCGCTGCCATCTCCGGCGCATCAGAACGCCTGCGCGCGCTAGATGCGGAACAGACGAAACTTATCGACAGCCTCGGCAAGTCCTCGGCTGCTGCCGTGAACGCCGCCGGCCTCCTCGACACGTCAGTATCGAAGATCGCTGCCAGTGTCGGCGCCCAACTCGCCGGCATCGATCAGTTCGTCACCAGGCTGCAGGGTCGCCTGACGCAACTCTCGGCGAACCTTACGCAGAACGCGGTGATCGTGCAAACGCTCTCGACCGCGGCAATTGCGAACATCAACGCCAACGCCGCGGCGCAACTCGCTGCGCTCGACAATCTGCGCAACAGTGAATTGCAGGTCGCTGCAAAGACGCTGGCTATTCAGACGAAGCAGGCGGCGGACCGGCTGGCGGCCTTGCAAAAGGAGGGCGCTGAAACTATCAAGGCGTTTGAGGCGTCGGCCAAGGCTCGGCTCGACATCGCGAAGCGCACCGGCGAAGACGAGAAGAAGGTCGAGCAGGACATTGCGCTGGCCCGTCGTGCGGTTTTGCAGTCGATCGTCGACGCCAATCGCGCGCATATCAATGAACTGATCGGTCAGTTGACCGGATACCAGAACAAGGTCCGCGAGATCGAACTCTCGCGGGTCGACTTTAACCGAGCAGCCGAAGACCAGATCCGCGAGATCCGCGCCGGGAACCTCACCGCATACCAGAAGTACAGGGCCGATGCCCAGGAAATCGACCGGCTGATTTCAGAGGGACGCAAATCGCTGGCCGCCGGCGACGCCAAACTGGCAGAGGACTACGCGAAGCGCGCCATTGCGGCGTCGGCTTCGATCGCCAAGGCGGTGAACGAAGGCGGGCAGGAAATAGTCAGCGCGACGAGCGCGCAATCGCGTGCGCTCGCCAAAGTGGCCGAAGCGACCAAGCTTGGCAATGACGCCTTCCGCGATCAGGGTGACGCGGCCAAGGAAGGCGCGGCCAAGACCAAGACGGCGCTTGAATCGTCGGTCGAAGAACTCAAGTCGATGCAGGACAAGCTCGACGAGGTATCGAAGGCGCTGGCGAAGGGTATTGAAATATCGATCACCGCCAACACCGAAGCGGTTACCAAGACGATCGCCGAACTCGACGCGAAGATCGCCGAGCAAGATCACCTGCTCGCGGTCAAGGCCGACATCACGCTGGCCCAGGTCGAAATCAAGCGGCTAAAGGACGAGCTGGACCAGGGGATCACCGTCAACGTCAAGGGGCGCACAGCCGAGATCGAGGCGGCGTTGAAGCGCGTCGCCGCGGAGCAGCCAGAGATCACCGTCGACGTTACGAAGGCGCTCGCCGCTGTCGGCGAAGTCCGGACCGCGGCCCAGGCGATCGAGAATATCCACGTTCAGATCGAATCGAACGCCGCCGACGTGCGGAAGGAAATCGATTCGCTGAACGGGCGGGATACGTCCTCAACGCACACGATCCACATCGTCAAGGTCAACGACAACGCCGCTGGTGGGCCGATCGTCGCGACGCCGCTCGCTCGTGGCGGGCCGGTTGGAGTGCAGCGCTTCGCCCGCGGAGGTTCAGTATTCCGCCGGCCGACGTGGCACAAGGTGCCCGGTAGCGGTAGCGGCGACACCGTGCCGGCCGCGCTTCGACCTGGTTCGTTCGTACTGCGCAAAGCGGCATCGGCCTACTACGGAGACAGTTTGCTCGGCCGCCTCGCGCGAGGCTACGCTAGTGGCGGATTGCTTGGGGGTACGCCGCTGCCGAGATCGAGCGGGTTATCTGCATCACGCGGGACGGTCCAAGCGGCACCAAACGACGACTTTTGGACGAAGTACAAGGAAACCATTGCCCAATTGCGGGCGCTGCAGGAAGCGTCGATAGGCGCGCCGCGCCCGCGCTCCGGTGAGGTGAGCCTCGGAACATGGGCGGGGACGCTCGTCGAAGACTTTGTTTTCTATAGCGATCTGCATCGCCAGCAGATCCGCAAGATGTTGGAGGAAAGCTTCGACGGATGGCTCGCCGGGATCGGCGTCGCCAAGGCGTTCCACCTGCCAAACGTGATCGACGGCCAACTGCGGGCGCTCATGAAGCGCTACGCAGGCGGCGGGATGACCGATACCGTTCCGGCCATGCTCACCCCGGGCGAGTACGTGATCCGGCCCCAAGCCGTCGCGAAATACGGCGGCGGACTGATGCACGCCCTGAACAACATGCAAGTCCCGCGGGGCTTCCTCGCTGGCATGCTGGATTTCCCCGCGCCGCGGCCAGCCATGGCCCGCGTGGCGCACTTCGCCGAGGGCGGGCCCGTGGGTAGCCAAACGAGCGGCGCGACGCGTGGCGGGGCTGCAATTGGCGGCGGCCTGACGGTCAATATCTACGCCCAGTCGGTCGACGCCGAGACGGTCCGCCGGGACGTGATCCCGCTGATTGATAAAGTCATGAAGCGAGGCCGGTAATGGCCGCCTGCGCCCCGCAACGCTTCCTAGCGAACAACCGGAACGCGATCCGCGAGGCGACGCTCAATCCGTCGTCGGTGCTGCCGATCGAGGATGCAGTCCTGGCCATTCCGACGGCGCGCGGCGGAACGGCGCAGATTGCTTTGACCGGCTCCTACGACGGCGAGGAGGAGGCGACCTACGATATCGAGATCGTCGACGATACGGTCGCAACGCCGCTCATCTCCGCCCCGGTATTCACGGGCGAGGGATCCGGCACGCTGGACAATATCTCGGCCGACGCGATCGCCCAAGAGATCACGGTCGAGCTCTCCGAGTCCGGACTTCCGCTGCTCGCCGCCGAGATCGACTTCGAGGGCGTAACAGTCAAGGCGCGCACCGCCGGCGCGGTCGGCAATGCGATTTACTTCAACGTCGATCAGTCTCCGCTCACATTCACGCCGCAGCCGTACTCGCTGATTCACGATCTCGAAGCGGGCGCCGGTGGAAAGGACAATCCCCTGACCGGGGCCGAATACGACTTCGATACCAAGATCCTCGGGGCCGACAACGCGATCCCGGCGGACGCGCACCGGATCGCCTTCGGCGACGACACTTCAGCGATCTACCTGCAATACAAGATCTACGCCGACGGGAAGTGGCAATACTACTTTGTTCCGGAGTTGAAGCGGTCGGTGACCAAGGGAACGGTCATCAGCTTCGTTACCGGTGGGCGCACGGTCACCGTCAACCCGGGTTCGCCTCCGGAAACCTACACCGGCATCGTCACCCTGTACGACCTTCTGTTCAAGCTGCAGACCGAGTCGCAGCTCGTCATGGTCGACGGCGTTGTCGCCAACGATCGGAGCCCAGAGGGCCAAGCCGCGCACGAATTGCAGACGCGCACCGACGCCTATTTCGAGCCATCCGAAGGCGACGGCAGCGACGCAGCGCGCGGGTTCGTAGACGTCTCGGTCGACCCCGATGCCAGCACGCAATTGGTGATCGCGACCTGCCGCGCGGTCACGCCGAAGGATCACCCGCTGGCCAGCGTCGGGCGGGAGCGGTGGGAATTGAAATCCTCGCTCCTGGGAGAGCTCGGAACGATCGTTACCAATGAGCCGTACTCGGGGTCCGCGTTCGGCCTGACCATCCCGCTCCGGTTGCCGTTTGCGATAGACGTGCAGGTAGGCAACTTCACCGTCACCGATATCGTGTACGAGACGCGCGTGGATCCGGCTGTGCCGCCGCCGATCTGCCCAGGCATCGGCCAACGCGCAGGGCTGCTCGGGCCGGCGGCGGTCGATCAGACGTTGACGCTGGTCTACACCAAACGGCCGAGCGGTGACTGCGTCTGCGACGCGATGCCAACTCAGAACTTGGACACATCATGCCTTGGCAACACGGGCTTATCAGGAGAAACGGCGATGGCGTTTGAAGAGGACACCCGGGCGCGCATTGAGGCGCTGCGCATCTGGTACACGGGTCGCGTCCGGGCCAACAGCAGTATCGGCGGCAGCGGACTGATCTACTCGGCGGAGGATCCGTTCATCGCGGCGCCAGTAGCCGACCCTACCAGCTCCTACGGCGGCTTGTTGTCGCTAAAGGAAGTGGTTCGGCTTTTCGTGGATACGATCCTGCTGATGGACCCATTGACGGCGGGATCGCCCAGCTTGCGCGGCAATGGCATGCTTGCTTGGGACGATGCGGTCAGCGAATTGCAGGGCGACGTTGCCGCGTGGGACGGCGTCAACCTGCAGAGCTTTCCCTCTGACCGTTACGAGGCGCGACTCGGGGCGGTGCTCGCGGCAGCGGGGCTCGATTCATTGGGGGGGGCTAGCGCCAGCACCGAATCCGGCGACGGATGCTGGCGTGATTGGGGCGGCGATTATTGGACCGTCGTCGGGTCGGAAGGGGGCGCCTACGCGCCTGCGTTCACTAATCATCCGTGCTGGCTTAGCCGCCGCGCGGACAATACGAATACCTATTACTCTACGCACGAGGCCGCATTTCAGATCAACGTCAAGTGCCCCGAGGATTTGATTTACGGGGACACGATCACGATGAGCATCAACGGCGGCGGGCACCCGTCGACGTATCAGGCTGGCGACACGCTCACCCTGGCGATCATCGGCGCCCGCGATCTCTACGTTGCCGGCGGGCAATATCCGTCGCTGGTGCAGTCGTGGCTCGTCAACGGTTCCGTCTCCGGACCATTCCCACCGTACAGCTTCGACCCCGACGCGCCGGCGCCGTATTCGACTGGTTCGCCGACCTCGCTCGAGTTCCTACTGAACCCTGGCGGGATTCCATTCGCCAAGGGCGACCGATTCGCGTTCTCCGTCGAGGGCGGGCATTACCGGTGGCGCAAGGATGCCGGGGCGTGGAGTTCGACGCTGGCGATTCCTAACGGTTCCACGGTGTTTGATGCCGGCCTGTCCGTTGAATTCACGCCAGGCGCGGCGCCGTCATTCGCTGCCGACGACGTGTTCAGCTTCCGAGCGTTGCAACCGTGGGCGGTATCTAACCTGCGCGAGCCGACGGTCGAGCCTTGGAAATGGTCGGGCGCGACGCCGACGCTTGTCATTCCGCTGGGCGCCCCGACGCCGATGGACATAGTTGCGCTTTGGCACACGCTGCCCGTGGGCGCGACGATCACGGTCGAAGGCGGAACGACACCAGGCGTTTACGATTGGCTCGAGACCTTGACATGGCGTGAGTCGCTGATCGCACACGTCCTGCCGAGCACGCTGTCGCCGAGCTATCTGCGCCTCTCCCTGACCGGAGCGAGCGGCGCGTCGATCATGTGGCTTTGGGCGGGCGAAGCCTTCAAGACGTCGAAGTCCGCGGACGTCACCCCGCACCGCAAGTACAGCTTCACCCGCGGCGACGGTGGGCTCAACGTGCGCGGGCGCTTCCTCGGCAAAGGCCGCGGCGCGGATGTCATCTGGACCGAAGCGGCGCTCACCGATGCCGACATGATCGGACTCGCCGAAAATCTGGATTGGGTCAAGGAAAACGACGACGAACCGCAGATTTTCGTCCCGCAAGTCACCCGCCCTGAAGAGGCAATGCTCGTCCAAGTGACCGACGACGAGATCGAAGAGCACGACCTTGGCGACGGCAACCGGGATGTTTCCGTGCCGCGCCTCTTCGACGTCCGGCTGTCGCTCGGCGCCGTCCTGCAGTAATGCGCCTCGTACTGGCGTTGGACCCGAGTTCGGTGGATTTCGGGGAGAAGAACTCGGGCGGGCCGCACCCGTATCTGCTCACCGTTGGGAAGATACGGAAGGTGGCGCGCACCGGGTCGGCAGTGGGCATCGCGTCGACTGAAGGCGCAAGCGTTACCGTAACGCTCGATAACAGGGGCCGCAAGGTTACGAAAATTGCCGACCGGCCGTTGCGGGTCAAGTCCTATATCTATGACGACGCCGATGCACTGATCTTCTCCGGCATCATTTCGTCGGTTGAATTGGACGCTGTAGTGGCGTGGGAAATAGGCGCGTAGCCAAAGGAGAACGATCATCGCTTCGAAACTTAATTTTTCCGCCGCTCTCGAAAAAGCGCGGATGGATGCAATTACAACGACCGTCGGGAATGCAGGGAAGCTGTGGATCTTCAAGGGGACGCAGCCGGCCGGACCCGGTACGACGCATACGGAGGTGCTCGTTGCCGGCCCGTTCACCCTCGGCACTCCGTTCGCCCCGGGCGCGACAACCGCGCTGCCGTCTGTCCTGTCGCCGACTCTGCCCGCGAACGTGAACGCAACGACGTCCGATCAGCCGACATGGTATCGGGTGACGGCGACTGCGGGCACGGCGACGAGCGCTGGGCTAATCGATGGTAGCGCGGGGGTGTCTGGCGCGGATATGACGGTCGGGCCAACAACGGCGACCCAACCAGTCGCGATCACTTCATGGACAATCAATAGCGCTACCTTCGGCCATTGAGCGTAGGCAATGGCTAATGCGGACCTCGCAGCCTCTGAATCAAGCTGCACGACCGCAGTCGCAGTCAGGGTAACGACCGGGGCCGCGCTGGCGGCAACAGTATCGAGCGGCACGACGGCGCTTGCTGTTACGGTCACAACCGGAGCGGCTCTCGCTGCGACGCTGAACACGGATACCTCAGCGCTCGTCGCCGAAGTCACGACCGGCGCAGCTTTGGCCGCAACTGAAGTAAGCGCCGCGTCGGCATTGGCGGCCATCGTCACAACTGGCGCGGCGCTTGCCTCAAGCGTTACTTGGGACCGTTCGGAGATCAACCATACGGCCGTTTCGACATTCTCCGGTCGCGCGGCTGCAATCGTCCGTTTCGGCCGTCTGCTCTATGAAGACCTCCCGCTGCGCACGAGCGGGGCGCTCGGCAATTTCGCCGATGAGTTCGTGCTGGCGCACCGGTATGGAGACCTGACCTCGGGCCGGTTCAAGCTCGAGCGGCTGGACGACAAGACGTTCTTCGCCGCCGATCACCCGATGGCGATCGCCGATGTCTTCGTCGATAACCAGAAGACGGCTGGATGGGAACAGCAGACGCGGACCGGGGGCGGACATACCTGGACCGTCGTCGTGCTTTCCGCGCCGGCGCCGGATGGTGCACAACTCTCGGCAACGGGGACGGGTAAGCGAAACCCGAAGACCGGCGCGCTGATCGAAAACACGGCCGACATCGCCGAAGACGCGATGCGTATTGCTGGGCGCGACGATCTCTGGTGGGATCAACTGCGCGCGGAGTCAGGCGCGGCCGGCCTACGCTTGGCAGGGAGCCTCGACCAAGTCCTAAGCATTCAGGCGTGGCTCAACCTCATCATGAAATCGGCGGGCGCGATCTGGGCGCCAGGGATGGCCCGTCTGTATCCGATATCGACTATCTCCGGCTACCGAGCGTCGTACGACAAGCAGAAGGTGCGGATCGTCAAAGCTTCGGCGAATCTGGACAATACTTGCGACATTCTGCGCGTGTACTACGACCCGGATACGGCCGGCAGAAAGTCGCAGCGCTATGTCGAGATGAAGGCGAGCCCGATGCTCTACGGCGGCATGGCGCGCGAGGAAAGATTCGATTGGCTGCGCACGTCGCAGAACGCTGAATCAGTTTGTCGGCGGTATCTGGAATGGTTCGGCGGGAAGCGCTGGGATGTGGAGTTCCCGTGCGCCGATCGGAAGATAGCGCCGGGGCAATGGTCCACGCTGCAGTCAATTCCTGGCTGGCAGATCGAAGGCGATCCGACCGTCATGGTCATGGGGACCACGCCCGACGAAGAATCGAAGACGGTAGCCTGCACCGGGGTCGCGGTACTGAGCGTGCCGACGGTCACAGTGACCGCGCACAGCGTCGCCCTGCCGACGACGCGCGATGCCGGGGTTGAGGTTGCCGTCAAGGATGGCGTTGCCACGATCGTCGTGAAAGACAAGGAAGACCGGCCGGTGCTTGGCGCGCGGGTCAACGTTGACGGCGGGGCCGCGAAGACGACGGACGCGAATGGCGTGGTTCGCTTTCCGGCGACTCCGGGTCCGCATCGGGTAGCGATTCAAGCTCCTGGCAAGAAGACGCTAATCATTCCGGCGATGTTGTTCTAGCTATGCGGTACGGCGTGACTTTTGCGGACGGCGATCCGTTCCCGCAGGACGCAACTATTGGGATTCAGTTAGCGGACGAGGAGGCCGCTGCGCCGATTGTCGTCCCGGCAGAGTGCCCGCCGAGTACGTGCGAGCCAGACTTCAAATACTGGTACGTGACGGGCATCGCTCATATTCGAACCGGCGGCAGCGAAGGGGCTCCGGTTTCGCAGGCTTTCGTTTCGCTGGTCATGCTGAGTCAATTGGGTTTCGCGCAAGAAACCGGCGACACCATAGAAGCGGATATCGTCACCGGATCTGGCTACGTGTCCGATTACGACCATACCAAAGAAGCAATATTTCAGGTCGTCCCGTTCTTCGAGCCATGCGAACACTACGTTCGACTTACCGTGAATTGCGGAGATTCCGGATTTTCTGTGTTCGGCAGTTCAGAGCCATTCGGCACGACGCTTTTCGGAAATTCTCTTATCGAGCTCCCTGGCGGCGGTCCGGCGGCGGATCTGCTGTTGCTTTTCTTTTTTGGAACGCCTTACGGCGTTTCCGCTATTTCTTCGTCGCCGCATCGCACGATCGAAATCAAGATGCAAATCGATTTGACGGATAACCATTCGAGCCCGACTTGGACGGACTTTGGGCCGACGCTGCATCTCAACAACTTCACATGAAACGCGAAGGATGGTCGACGGTTGTCTGCTGCGCGTCAGGCCGTTCATTCTCCGAGGCGCAGGCGGCGCTCATCATCGAGGCGAGGAGGCGCGATGCGTGCCGCGTTGTCGTCATCAGCGACAATTATTTGCGCGTTCCGAACGCGGACGCGATCTATTCTGCCGATGGCTCTTGGTGGAAGGAACATCTGGATCGCGTCCGGCACTGTTCTGGCGAACTGTGGACGCAGGACCACGCGGCATCGGTCAAGTACGGGCTGCGTTGGGTCGAGTTCGTGATCGGCGACAAGCCGTTGGCGGCCGATGACGCGCGAATATCTGGAGGTAGAAACAGCGGACTCCAAGCCATGATGCTCGCGCGCCAGTTCGGTGCTCGGAAAATTATCCTCGTTGGGTATGACATGGACGGTCCACAAAAATGGTTCGGCTTGCACAATGGCCTGCTTGCGAACGGTGACTCGACGACGTTTATCAAGCATTTCGAGAACATCGCGCCAGCGCTTTGCGCGGAGGGGACGGAAGTTATCAATTGCTCGCCCGGGTCCAGGCTCGAATGTTTCCCGCGCGCCGACATTGCCGCGACATTGGAATTGCATGCAAACGCTTGAAGCGATCTACCAGAAGCACCTCGCCGGCAATACCGCGATCTCGCCGCACCTTCCGCGCCTGCGCGCGCTGGCTGAAGGCTTGTCGCTGGCCGTCGAGTTCGGCGTGAAGCGCGGGGCGAGTTCGTCGGCGCTGCTGCTGGGAGCGCAGCGGGTCATTTCGTACGACCTCGTCGAGACGCGCGAGGCGAAGGAATTGAAGCAAATTGCCGGAGAGCGATGGGACTATCGGATTGGCGATTCTCGCGAGGCTGATGTCCCGCCGTGCTCCATTCTGTTTGTCGACTCGCTTCATACGTACGAGCAGTGTCGAGCCGAGCTTGAGGCGCACGGAGACAAGGCCAAGCGCTTCCTAATTTTTCACGATCACATGACATTCGGCACGGTAGGCGCCGACGGTGAAACCGGAAGGCATAAATGGACGTACGTTCCAGGCAAGGGGAGTGTGCCGCTGGACTGCCTCGGTATTCGCCAAGCCATTGACGAGTTTATGGCGGCGAATCTCTGTTGGCGCATCGCCGCATCGTATCCGGATTCGCACGGACTACTCGTGCTTGAGTGTGGCTGGTAAATGTCACACGCCGCGCAGCGCGCATTCTTTGCCAGCGTCAAGGAGCGCTTTCCAGCGATGTTCGAAGGCGTTCGCGTGCTCGACTGCGGCTCGCTCGATGTCAACGGATCGCTGCGGGAACTCTTCACTGATTGCCGCGAGTACATCGGCGTCGACCTGAAGCCGGGAAAGGGCGTCGATGTTGTGTCGCCGATCCACTCACTCAATTTGCAGAATGGTTCGTTCGAAGTCGTAGTGTCCGCTGAGATGCTTGAGCACGATGAGCACTGGGAGTACAGCTTGCGTCGGATGTACGACCTCCTGCGCCCGGGTGGGCTCCTCGCGTTGAGCATGGCCGGCGAGGGGCGGCTGGAGCACGGGACGGCGAGCGTGCCAGACGAAGGAGAAATTTGGGGCTCGTCGCCGGACTATTACCGCAACCTTACTCCGCAAGACTTGGAAGCGGCTTTTGCTGATGCGACTTGGGAGAGCTTTCAGGTTCGCGAGAATTACGCAGCGCATGACTTGTATTTTTGGGGCATCAAAGCATGAGCGACGGCGCGGGGTTGCTGCTGATCATTGTCTTTTACATTGCCATGTTCGCCGGCGGATATTGGTACGAGGGCTGGCGCCAAAGTCAGAGGAGCCGCCGATGATCGTCGTCGTCACCGCGGCGATCGGCACAACCGAGACGCCGCCCCCTCCGCCGTTCGTCGATACCGCTGCGATCCGCTACGTCTGCGCGAGCGACCGGGATCGCGACGTTCAGGGCTGGGAGCCTTGGCCGGTGGCGGCGTTCGAACCTCGGCGGGGCGCTCGTGCCGTCAAGATGCAGGCCCCGGCGATGTTCCACGGCGATACCGTCATCTGGTGCGATGCTTCGTTCGACTGGATCGCGAGCCCGGAGAAATTGGCGGAGGTCTCGAGCGGCATGAATTGCGACCTCGCCGCCTTTGCGCACCCCGACCGGCAACGGATGACGCAGGAGGCTAACGAGGTTATCCGCTGCGGACTCGCTCCGTACGAGGATGTTCGGCGGCAAGTGCTGGCGTACCGGCTTGACGGCTTCGATACGGACGCGCATCCGCAGCGGGCGTTGACGACGACGGGGCTTATCGTGTTCGGGACGAAGGTCGCGGAGTTCATGCGCGTTTGGCGGGAGCAGATCGACACGTTCACGCTGCGCGATCAATTGAGCGTCGACTACGCCGCCTGGAAAACAGGCGTCCGCATCGGCTACCTTGCAGGTCACTATCGCAGCAACGCTTTCGTTTCGTACAATCGTGACCGGCATCGCCGCCGGCGGGCCGCATGATCTGGCGCCGGCTTCGGCAGACCTTCTGCTCGCACGCCTGTTATTACCTCGAGAGCATGAAGCGCCGACCAGACGGGCGCATTGAGTGTCCGTGTCATCGGTGCGGCAAGATGTTGGTAGCCGACTACGGGCTTGCGTTGCCGGCGACACTGGAACAACGCCCGAAGGTTGCCGAATGATCTGGCGCGACGATGACATCGGCTGCGATACGCGCCTAGCCGACCTCACCGCAATCGACGATCTATTCCAGCAATACCGCCAGCCGCACACGGTCGCGATCATGGCCGCCAGCATGGACAAGCGGGCGGATCTGGTCGACCTCATCCGCGAGCGCGGGATGCTGGTGCAGCTCCACTGCTGGACGCACGACGATTTGCGCTACAAGGGGCGAGAGGACTTGCCCTTGGCGGTCGAGATGATAAAGCGACTGTTCGGTGCTCCCCCGACGATTCTGTACCCTCCGTGGAATCGGACGAATGCCGATGTGGTAGAGGCGGCGGCAGCGCTCGGGATGACCGTATCAACCGGCAAGCTATCGCTGGCGCAGTACATCCGGGCCGGTGGCGACGTGGATGAAGATTGCATCAACTTCCACCACTGGTACGTGCCCGAGGCGCTGCTGTTGGAGCGGGCGCTGCAGATCGCGGCAGCGAAGCAGTGAAGTTGACGGACTATGCCCCGCGCGCCGCGCCATTCGATACCTACCTGCATGGCGTAGGATTGATCGGAGTTGAGGTCGGCGTCGACGTTGGTGCGCACGCCGAGGCACTGCTCACCTACTGCCCGGTGGCCATGCTGCATCTGGTCGACCCGTGGCCGAAGGAATGGGCGCGCGGGTATTGCGACGGCCGGCTATCCCGCTTCCGCCCGCGCTACGCGATGCACCAGTGCGGATCATTGGAAGGCGCCAAGCAACTCGCGGTCGGCGGGTTCGACTTCGTGTATGTGGATCAAGAGCACGACGCGGCCAGCGTGACCGCCGACCTCAAGGCATGGTGGCCGCTCGTCAGACCAGGCGGCGTCCTAGGGCACCGCAACTATGCAGAGGGCCGGGGCGAACCGATAGACAGGGCGATTGATACGTTCGTCTCGGAACACGGGATTCGCACGAAGTACGAGCGGTATCTCAATGACATCATTCTTTTCCGGGGATGATCTCCGTCATCACGCCCACCGCCGATCGTCCGGTGGGCTTCGCGCTATGTGAAAGGTTCATAGCGCGGCAAACGATGATCCCTGACGAATGGATCGTTGCCGACGGCGGGCAGACGCCAGCCCGTTGCACTATGGGGCAGGTCCACATTCACGAGCAGCGGCCGCCGGGGGCGGCGAACTTCGCGCACAACCTGCTGAACGGCATCAAGGCGGCGCGCGGCGACGTGCTGATAGTTTGCGAGGATGACGATTGGTTGGCGCCGGACCACATCGCAACCCTCGCCGCCGCTCTTGACCGCCCAGGCGCACTCCTGGCCGGCGACGACCGACAGAACTATTACAACGTCGCGCACCGCTGCCACCGCAGCTTCGCCAACGTCGGCGCGAGCCTCTGCCAGACCGCGATGAAGCGCGGCGCGCTGGGCGTCTTCGAGCACGTCATTCGGCAATGTCTGGCCGCCGGCAAGTTCGGCATCGATCGCGCGCTGTGGGAGGGTATCGCCAAGGCGCAATGGTCGATTACCGGCAAGCAGACCTGCATCGGCATCAAGGGCCTTCCGGGGCAGGCGGGGCTCGGCATTGGGCACCGGCCGGCCGGTTTGCGGTGGCAAGCAGATCCGGACCTCGCCAAGCTGCGGGAGTGGATCGGTGACGACGCTGACGCATACGCGGAGTTCGCGACCTGAATGGCTTCATATTAGCCGGGGGGCTATATGTCTGAGACTGACAAGCAGCAGGCCGGGGCCGGGGTCGGCGTTGACCGTTTCGGCAGGCCGGTCGTTGATCCGACCAAAAACGTCGAAGATGCGCTCAAGACGGCAGTCGATCGTCAGGACGATCTACGCGAAGCAGAGCGACGGCTGACCGATGCAAAGGTTGAGGCGTTGGAGAGAATGGTAGCTCTGCGCGCCACGCATCGGCTCGAGATTGATACCGTTCGCGACAAGTACGAGGAGCAATTACGGCTTGCCGAGGCGAAGCGGATCGATGCTATTCGCGCGGTCGACGTCAATGCGGTTGCAGTCGCGTCGCAGCGGGCGGCGGATCAGGCGTCGGTGCTGGCTAACCAGGTGACGACATCTGCCGATGCGTTGCGCACCCTAGTGGCAACGACGGCGGCAACCGTTGCGCAGGCGCAGCAGCAGCTCGGCAATTCGTTGTCCGACCGGCTGTCGAAAGTGGAACAGGCGCAGTACGCAGGCGGGGGAAAGGTCGCCGGTATCGGCTCCATTGGAGCCCTAATAGTCGGAGTCGTTGTCGTCATCGGAACTATTTTTGCAATTATCAGTTTTTTCGCGTCCGGTAACGGCAAGGTTGCTCAGGTCCAGGCTGCGCCTCAAGTCGTGTATGTGCCCGCGCCGGCCGGGAGTCTGTTGCCAACCACTCCGCCGCAAGCGGCGCCACGTTGAAATGCAGTAACCAATGAGACCCCGGGGGGGATTCAATGTCCTGGACCGCAAGTGACGTCATTATCTTCATCCTCGGGCAGCTCGTAGTCGGGGCCGCCATATGGGGGAGCATCCGCACGGACATAAGGCACATGCACGACAAGATCAAGGATATAGATCGGCGCTTTACTCGCCACGAAGAACGGATCGACAGCATTTACGGCAACGGCTGGAACGGCACGGATCGTCGGGGCCCTAACGGAAGGAGTTAAGCAGATGGACATGTCATCGCTCGTAAGTATCCTCGTCGCGCTAATCATCGCCGGCGGCATCGTGTGGTTGCTGTGGTGGCTAATCGGCTATATCGGCCTACCCGAACCGTTCAACAAAATCGCTCGCGTCATCATCGCCGTCGTCGCGGTGGTTTTCTGCATCAACCTACTGCTGAGTCTCGGCGGGGGCCAGCCTTTCATTCGCTGGAAGTGACGATGGACGAGCGCACGAAGGACTTGACGATAATCATCGGAACCGTGTTGGTCATCGGCGTCATCCTTGGCATAGCGCTCGTGTTCGGCGTGGTCGCGCTGTTGTAAATGCTTGCGAATTGGGGCGTCAGTCCGGTCAACGCGCTATGGCTCCTGCTTGCTCTCATGTTCTGCTGGATGCTGTACCGCTTCCAACTCAAGAATAAGCACTTCGATATTGCCGATATGTTCATGACTTATTCGGTAAGCCCGCCGCGCGCCGACCTGACGAGCGTAATCATCTTCATGATGGCGCTGATGTTCATCTGGGTATGCGTCGAACGCGTGAGCAGAGACAAGGACGTCGACAATCTGGTGCTGGGCGGGCTCGGGATATTCGTGTTGCGTCAGGCGATCAAGATCGGCGCGGATGCGTACGTCGCTAAACCGTCGGCACCAGAATCGGAACAGCCTGCGTCGCGTGACGTGAATGTGAATGTCGGGCCGCCGGTAAATCCACTGGCGGCGAAGGGAAAGCCGCTGCCGGTCGAAGTGACTAATCCTGATCCGATCGAGGTCACGCAAATTGAACCAAAAGGAAAGCGAGGCAAGTGATGGAATTATTCCTGCCGCTGCTAATCGGTTTTGCTGCCGGCGTCTTCGTGACATATCTGATGACGCCGCCAGAGTACCGCTCCGCGCTGTTCGCCCGCGTGCATACGACGATCGATGACTTGCACCAGAAGATCGCGGCGTCGATCGCCAGGGCGCGCGATAAAAAGTCGCAATGACGTATTCAGATGAACTCAGAGAGTTTATCAAGCGTTGGGAAGGCGGGCCATTCCTCCGCCCGCATTGGGATGCTATCGGCAAGGTGTGGGATATTGGCTTCGGCCACGTCATCCGCGATGATGAGGAGCGCCGCGACATAACCCGAGAAGAGGCGGAAATGCTGCTGGATTGGGATGTTCACTTCTTCGACGACGGCGTGAACGCAGCGGTCACGTACCCGATAGCCCAGTGCCAGCATGACGCGATGGTTAGCCTTTCGTACAACGTCGGCCTGCGGAATTTCGAAGGCTCGACGCTGCTGCGCTACGTCAATGTTGGCGACTTTGAAAAGGCGGCGGAGGAATTCATGGTCTGGACGAAGGCCAAGGGGAAGACGATCCCCGGGCTAGTCAATCGCCGAACTGCGGAGCGTGAAATGTTTGAACACGGAACGTACAGCGGAGCCTAAAATGTTCGGACTCGGCCCGCTAATCTCGCTCGCGATCTACGCCGGCATTGCGGCCGTAGCCTTGGGCGCGATCTATGGCTTCGACAAGTCGCGGCAGAACGTCGGGCGGGACAAGCAGATCGCGGCGGACGCTCCAGTGATGGAATTGTGCTCGATGTTCCCGTCCAAAGGTCTGTTCGGCGGGACGAAGGCGAGCGATCCTGCGGAGTGCGCTAAACACCTTCGCGACTCAATCGCGAAAGGCGTGGAAGCGGAGGCCGCAAACGTTTCTCTAGCAAAAGATGTAGAGGCGTGGAAAGGCCAGCACGCGGAATGCTCTGCTGCGGTCAAGCGGATTGAGCGGCAGGTTGACGTGGCGAAGGCGGCGATCGCGGCCCGCAAGCCGACCGACGACAAGGCGATCGCCGGAATTAACGCCGGGAAGGATTCGATGGTCGCCGAGCTCGCTACTGTGGGCACCAGGGCCAGGACGTGCGAGCAGCAACTGGCCGAGCGCAATGCCGCGTGGACGGCAGAGGCTGTGCGACGGCAACGGGATTTCCCGCCTACCGGGGCGGCGCCGTCTTCGGGCGACGTGAACATCAGGCCGCCGGCGGTGAATCCGCTGCGGCCGGGGCCGGCGAAATGAAGATGCCAGAAAGCGCGTTCGCTGCGTTGACGGCCGTTGGCTGCGTCGGGTTTTTGGTTGCCGCCATTCTCTTTGTCGTGATGCTTGCCGGCTGCGCAACGCCGCCCGCGCCGCAGACTGAGATCGTCAGCCGCGCAGCCGCGCCCGAGCCGATCCGCGTGCCGGTTTTGCTCCCCTGCCTCACCAAGGAGCAGATACCCGCCCCGCCTCCGACGTGGATGCGCGCCGACCGCTCCGGCGAATACAACGAACTGGCGGCCAGGATCGATTTCCGCGAGCTCGAGTTCTACATCGTGCAAAGCCAGAGCCGCATGTGGGGTTGCGTCAAATCGTTTGAGGATGAGAAAAAGCCATGATGGTCGCCGTCGGGTCAGCCAGCATCCCGACAGCGTTTAACCGGCTGGCGCGGCTACTACGTAGACTCTATCAAGGCTTTGGCGCGCACGTAGATGCAGTCCGGCTTGTGCTCGCACGGACTCTTAACGGCAACCTGCCAACCACCGCAGAAGAAACAGGACAGGTCGCCACCGCATTCTCCGGCGACAATAGGATTGCCGTCGTCCTTGAACCACTCGCGCCAGAGTTTGAGAGCTTCGTCCATGACAGAATTTTAGCATGACTACGCTTTTAGACATCGACCCGCTCTACGTCATTCTCGCCTTCGTATTCGTAGCGGTCGGCATCGTCATCTATCTCCGCTCATCGCACGAAGCGAAGATCAAGCGGACGGTTGCGGCCAAATACGACCTGACGGAGAAGCTGGCGCCGAAGGCTGCGCCAGCGCCGGAGATGCCGCCGCCGGATGTCGTGAAGGACAAGGCCGCGCGCTTGTCCGACTTGAAGAAGGCGCTAGTTGCCGGCGATCTCTCACAGATTGACTACGATACCGCGAAAATTCGAATCATGTTTGAGCGATGAATGGCTCTACCTTCGTGGTGGCGTACAGCAGCAGATCCGCCGGACTGGTGGTTCACAGCAACGCCGCCGAGTTCAGGATCAGACGAGGCCAACGCCTCGGCACTGCGCACCGTCATCCGATTACTTGGCGAACTAAACAGGAGTCTTGACATGGCATCCGCACGACTTGAGGAAATGCGCCGGACGATTGAGGCGGCGCGCGGCACGTTGAACGACTCGCTGCCGATCATCCAGAACTACGCTCACTTGCGGGACGCGGCCGGCGAGCTCGACCAGATGGAAAAGCTGATAGCGGACCTTGGCAAGGACGGGGCAATCGTCGCCTCCGCGATACAGCAGGCAACGCAAAAGACGGACGAGCCGCAGTCGCTGCCGCCAAACAAACAGTAGACGAGCACACTCGCACGGTAGCCCGCCCAGCGCGGGCTTTTTTACGTCCCGAGTTCCTGTGCGGCAGCATCGCCAGCGTGCTGCCCGATCCAAAGTCATTTTTGCTGGTGAATACCATAGGAGAACGTAATGGCTGCATTAGACCCAGGCGTCATTGAGGCTGTCATCAACGCGAACTTCAAAACGATCGCGGAAGCCGAGACGATCAGTTCGCAGGACAGCAAAAATCGCATCCGAATAATCGCGGAAAAAGGCACCGGCAATACCCTGATGAGCATGGATACAACTAACGTCGACGTGTCCGAATCTCAGGGCACGAAGACCGTCGCCGAGGCGGGTCTCGGGTCGCAAATCACGTCGCTGACTGCGGCCCTGGCAACCGCGATGCAGCAACTGGCGGCAGCAAAGGCGAAAGTTTAATTCCGCGATCAGTTCGCGGATTTAATGTTCGGCGGCATCACCAGCTTGCCGCCAACTGCTCTTAGTCACGGCTGGTGAACATCAATAGGAGAACGTAATGGCTACATTGGACCCCGGTGTAATCGAGTCCGTCATCAATGCGAATTTCAAGACCATCGCAGAGGCGGAAACGATCAGTTCGCAGGATCACCGCAATCGGATGCGCATCATGGCGGAGAAGGCGATGGGCAACACGCTCATGAGCATGGACACGACCAATGTCGACGTGTCCGAAGCGCTGGCAACAAAGAACGTTGCCGAATCCGGCCTTGCTTCGCAGATCACCTCGCTGACCGCAGCGCTGGCGACCGCATTGCAGCAGCTGCAAGCCGGAAAGTCTGGCACGTAAGAGGCCATTCGTGACCGCGCGCATAGCCGAAGAGAACCTCGCTGCGGAAGTGCGCGCGGCCGCGGAGCATTGCCATGCCGCATTAGAGAGTGCGGCCGTTGCCTACCATTCGGCAATTGTTGCGGCAGAGGAACATTATCGTCGCGAGATGGAAGCGGCCCGGGACAAGTACGCCCAGGAAATGCGGAAGCAGATGGAGCAAACATGAGAATAAATAGACTGCGCTTGCGTAAACAGCAACTAGCACTACAGGCAGAGAATCGGGCGGAGCAAAATTCCGTGCAAGATGCGGTTGCCGATCTTACAAAAGTTGTCTCTGCGGTCCAGGCCGAGCTCGTGGCTAAAGCGTCCGGCTCCCCTACCGTTCAATCTGCAATCAACGAACTCAGCGACAAGGTTGCCGACGTTCAGGCCGAGGCCGCAGTATCGTCTGGCATGGTGCAGGTAGCG